TGTTTGCTCTAGGCAGGTCCGAGAGGTTGATGCTAGATCTCGTGCGATCAACTATTTCTCGCGCCGTATTTCCTGCTATGTCAGCCGCTCTTCGACCGCCAGGCATAACAGACATAAGGCCGGTCCCGGTCCCAATGGCAGCATCTATCAGATTTCCTTGTTGGTATGCGTTTTGCGCGTCTAAAAGGTCTACGGCGCCCACAGCAATTCCTGGTCCGAAATCTAACGCGCTCATCAAACCCTGAGCACGGCGCCTAGCAACAGGATCTGTGTTGCTGCCTAACATGTTCAAAATGCCAGAGCCAATCCTGTCGCGTAGAGACATGTTTTGTGGAACCATCTCTTGCGGTATCGGCTGCGGATATCCTCTGCTGGCCATCCTGTCATAGAAGGCTCTTTGTAAGTCTCTTGGGTCAGCCATTACTTACCGCTCCTCCTGCTGCGTAGCCATCATGCCGGCGCCCAGTATGCCTGGCGCAGCAATTGACCTGTAAGTGGTCCCGCCTGACGCAGTTGTCACGGCATGCGCGGGATCCCTGAGCTGTCTGTAGACCGGCTTGGTTGCCAGAACCTTCGGTCCTATCTGAATGACTCTCTGGGCGCTAGCCAGAGGCTGCCCTGTAGCCTTGTCGTAGAAGTAGGATGCCCGGTCAGGGTTGAACCCTACCTCAATCCAATCGCTTGACTGATCAGCCTCCAGAGCCATGTCGTATGCCTGCTCTGGCGATACATCGACCCAGTTACCTTCCATCCTGGCCAGCGGGCCTTTTGGTTTATCTTGCCTGCCTACGCGCATAAAAAAATTCGGGTTGGAGGTGAAGTCAACGTTATCGAGCACCGCACTCTTGCCGTAGCCAATAGCCTTGCCACCGCTTCCCGGACCATGCAAAGAGACTACCCATTTGTTGTGAAGCCTGTAGGCATTAATGTCTAGCCTGCTCGCTACTCTGTCGCCAGCCTTCACCACATCATCAAACAATCCTACAATGCCCTTCCTTGTAAACGCTGGAGGAATAGACGCAACAATGTTTTCCCAAGTCTCCAACTGCGGAACGCCTTGTATCGGCCTGATCGGGCTCAGCTCTGACATGCTTGACTGAAACTGCTCTGGCGTTATCTGTCCCTGGTATAGCGCCTCGTTGAGCTCTGCCGACTGCCTTTGGATATCCTCTGACGGAAATCTTTCGAGACCCTTTGAAAACTCTGGAGAGTTCTTAATCTCCTGCTGTCTCTCCGCGGTCATCAGTGACGGATTGCTAAAGTCTAGCCTGCTGATGCTTTCATCTGGATAGAGAAGCTTCCTGCCTGCGGGCTTCAGAGCCCTATTAGCTGCAGCGACTCCGGGTATCGCGCCCATCATGCCCATGCCTCCGGTTAGCAGTCCAGGGACGTACTGACCCTCACCAATCATCTGCCTGGCATCAGAGAAGTCCGCTGGCGTAGCAAAGCCTGGAATGAAGTCTAGAACGCCTGTGAGCATACCTGCCCGGCGCCTTACCGTTGGATCCGACCCGCCTCCTAATGCGCTGAGAATGCCTGAGTAGGCTCTCTCTCGCAGAGTCGGTGTCGCTGGGATCATTTCCTGTGGCATTTCACATGTCCTACTACAATCTGGTTGATAGTGGTGATCTTACCGCCGCGTCTCAGATACTCATCAGTGTCCGCCTGAATCTTGAGGCGCAGCTTATCCTTGTCGCTCAGGTGTCTGCATTCCGGGTCAGAGAACCGGATCCAGCAGTCACCGCAGAGAGTCACTGACCAGACCTCTCTGCCTGGCGCTGCATTGCGTATCTGTACGCTGCAGCCATCAAATCCCTGTCGCTGAGCCGGTTACCTGCTGCCCGGTCCAGTATGCCAGCCTCTACGCCAGCCATGTTATCGATATAGTCCGCAACCTCTGCAGCCTTGTCCTGCCTGCTCGGGTTCATGTAGTCCGCTAGTTGGTATGCCTTGGCCATGTTTCGTGCGTCCTGCGGCTCCACATGCGGTCTGACAGCCCAATCATAGGCTCCTGCGTAGTTGATCGCAGTGTCTAGCGGTCCGAAATTGATACGCCTGGTGCCAAGGTCCGGGTAAGCCTCTTCAAGCTTGCGCCTGATCAGGTTCGGATAGGCGCCATGCTCGGCGTATTCAGGGAAGTTCTTCTGTGCGTACTTGAAGCCAAGACCAGCTCCTCTGAGTAAGGAGCCTATCTTGCTCAGCAAGCCCATCTGGGCAAATGTATCTTGATCAGCCATCTGCGGAGTATATCACGATTTAGACCACTCCCTTGATGCCTCTGCGTATTGGTGCGCCCCATGAGTTCGCCGGCTTGTAACCTATCGCCAGGTAGCGGAATGCGTCTGCCGCGTGAGAGCTCCAATCGTGCAGCGGCCTGCCTCGCCAGTGCTTTCCAGCCTCATCCCAATCGCGCCGATACTGACGCAGCGCATCAATGCCACGCTCGCACTTATCTGCGTCGAACCAGCACCGCGGGATCATAGACCTAACCTGCTGGATACCATCCTCAACGCCTAGCATTGGAGCGACATCGACATTGGTCAGACCAAGTGACTGCAGCACCTCTAGCCTAGACTTGCCGGTCCCGAGCTCTTTGACCCGGACATCATGCGGCAGGATGTGTTGATCATAGGTGTAGCCCTTGCCCTGCAGAACCTGGACGTAGTGGTCTAGCGCGAGCCCTGAGTTCTCGTAGAAATCAATGACGCGGACCTCCTTGCCTATAAACTGAGCGAACCAGATCGCAGTCGTATCGGCCATGCCCAAGTCCCAGGCTGTAACCACTGCCGCGCCCTTGTCATACGGGACCGCGGTTATCCGCTCCGCTGACTTAGCCTCCAGCATCTCTATGGCGTAGAAGGCGCCCTCAACGTGGATAACAAAATCACCCTCCCAGACATGCGGGTAGATGTGCGGCCGCTTCTCTAGGTCTTCTAGCCTGGCCTGCTCCAGCACATCAGGGAACCACGGGTTGTCCTGCCAGTTGATCTCAACGATCTTGCTGTCTTCTGGCGGGTTCTCTCTAAACCGCTTGTGCGTAGCCGACTCCTTGCTCTCCGGGTTCCATGTTACCCAGATCTCAGAGTCGTGCTCTCGGACCGTAGGGATAAGCTTCTGCCAGGCTGTCTCACTGACGCTCTCTGACTCGTCAACCCAGCACAGCAGGATCCGGCTCTTCGACTTCAGGCTGTCTACGTTCCTGCGGAGCCCTGAGAAGGCGTAGGAGATCCGACCATCCTTGCTGCGTATGTATCGCTCGCCGACCTCGTAGTAGTCCGCCAGCCAATCCACAGAGCTGATAGCGGCCTTGATCTCTTCCAGGGAGGACTCATCCAGGGAGTTCAGGTGCTCACGGGCACAGAGAATGATCCCTTCACGGCCTGACATGCCTTCCTGGTAGCCGCGGATAGCGGTCATCAGGGCGAATGTTCTAGTCTTGCCAGATCCTCTGCCGCCGTAGGCACCGCGGAATCTAGCCTTGCCGCTGAATACAGGGACCAGCGGGTCCGGGATATCAATCGTGCTTATCGATGCGCTCATCGGCTCTCACGCCATTCAGGACTATCTGTGTTGGCTGCATGGTGCCGTCAGAGCTCCTGAGATCCTGCTCAACGCGATCTGAGAAGCCGTGCTTGGTAAGTAGCAGTTTGGTGATAGAAGCGTTGAAATCGCCTGTGAGGCCGCCTCTGAACAGGTTCTTGGCCTGCAGCGCCATCAGATCCCTGGTGATCTCGGAAAATTCTTCATTCTTGTTGCGCCAATCGTGGACCGTATCCTGGTTGACCTGCAGATAGAGAGCCAATCCCTGCATGGTTGGGATCAGCTCGTCGATCAGATAATCCTTCTGCACATAGACCTTGGCCTTGTCCATAAGCTCGTCTGTAAGCTTGGTAGGTCTGCCAACCGGGTTAGTCTTCGCCATCTTCATCTCTTCCAAACATAGATATGCCATGAGCCGACTCGACCAGCCTTGCGATCTGCAAAGCCTCCTCGAACCAGCTCATGTCTCCGATAGGGAAGCCATGGTCAACTAGCAAGGATGCGATCTCGTCCCTGGTTAGCGGTACCTGGCTCACCTTGTGTCCTAGCTGCGCTTCTTCTTTTTCTTTTTCTTTGCGGCAGCCTTACGGGCAGCAGCTCTGCCTGCAGGCGTGTACGGGTATTCTTTATTTCCTACTCTTGGCACTGGTCTTTTTCCTCTTCTTGGCGGTCTTCGCAGCCTTCTTGAATGCAGCTGCAGTTGGAGCACCCTTCTCGCCCGGCTTACGCATCTTCTCAGGAGTCTTACCTTCCTCCTTCTGCTTCTTGATGCGCTTACGCTTGGCGTGGATGTTAGCGTACAAACCTTTCTTTGGCATTACTTAGACCTCATCGACTTGGCGCCCTTACACTTCCATCGCTTTCTGCTTAGGTTGTTTGGCGTGTTCGGGTCATTCTGCTTGCTCTTTGGCAGTCGCTTCTTGATGCCCAGGCTCCGAGCGCAGTAGCTGTCACCCTTGCTGGTGCCCGGCTGTACTCGCCTGCTGCCATCCTTTGCGCGTCCTGCCTGGCCGTAGCTTACACGCTTGCCGCTGCTAGTGACCTTGACCTTCGCCTTGCCT